GGTGATCTTCTTCTCTGCAGGGGTTGCCGCGTAATGCCAACCGCAACGCCAGCTATAGAGGAAGGCGTCGCAATTTGAAACTAAGAGGCCGTTAGCGAAGTACTCGTGTTCTTCCTCAACGGTTATATTGTAGACGCTTTCGATGCGCTTTGAGGAATCCTGCGCAACGCAAGCTACAGCACTCCCTTTTGGAGTACTTATTGGCGATGAATAACTTATGCCGGCACCATTGCCACTGACATATGAAGCTTGCGTTATCGATCCCTGAAGCTCTTCTTTTGGCGGCGAAGCATTTAGCTGAACAACAGCCCTGCTTTTCTTTGTGGGCCTTTGGCTTTCGATAGAGGTTCCCACATAAGGAACATCGAGCTTCAATGTAGGTATGTGCGAGGCTCTTTTTGCCATGCTGACTGTGCCAAGCTCGTCCCTCGGTTGAGGCATGCCATTTCTTAGTGAGCGGCCTAATTCTTTCAAGAAGCTGAAGGTTCTTTTCAGACTTAGAGCGCGCCGAGACATCCTTTTCGTGAATCTTTCTATGCTCTGCTGCCGATAGGCATTCAAGGTTATCAAGCCGGTTATCAGTGGGGTCAAAGTTCTTATGGTGTATATGCCAGCCCTTCGGGATAGGGCCGCGATGAAACATCCAAAGCTCTCGATGTAATATTTTGGTCTTACCGTCTTTGACGCCCTTAAAGTATTTGGCTCGTAGGGATCTATTGTAGTAGACGCCCCTGAACACAACTCTCTCTGACTTTGCAGTTCTGCCCATGACAATAAGATGTCTGTCGACGTCAAATATAGCGCTTCTATCCACGTGCCATCGCTCCAAAATGGGTGATCGGGAGTGCAGGTAATGCTTGTCCCGTCTGACATATGAAGAGATATCACGCGAGCTTTACTGTTCATAGTGTTTTGTATGCGTCGCGGTCCTTTCCTGGTCTCTACCAGGTCACCGCACCGTAAGGTCTCTATGGGAACTTGGCCTGTTGGCGTCTGGATCATAGTGCCAGCGATAAAGCATAGATGGTTTGGAAGCGCTGGATGCTCCTGCTTTGGATATTTGATCTTATCCCCATCAGTCTTCCAGACGAGTGAGCTCATCTCAAGCCACAGGTCTCTGTTCTCTAGCTTATCTAGAATCTTGATCTTGCCTTGGATAAGGTCTGAGTTGCATAACTCTATGAAGGTAGCCTTGTCCTGCTTATCCGCATACTCAAATGGGATGGAGGATCGCTGCCGCATAGACTCAACGCCTTGCTTGTTGGCGCCGTCGATTACGACCTTGTGTGGAGACATGATAGGGTCCTTCATGAATTCCTCAATCTTCACCACAACATCATCGAAGGTCATTTTCTTCTTCTTAAATACCCTTGGGACGTAAAGAAAAGGATTATTAGCGTGATAAGCGGTAAGTACCAATGCAGTATCATCTTCCCATCCTGTGTCAACTCCCAGAACATACGTCCAGCCATCATGAGGTAAGCGAGGAATATCAGTGCACAGATTCCTATGCATATCAAATCGGTATACGAGCTTCTCTTCATCGACCACCCATTGGTTTAGGTACCACTGCTTAAATTGAGGCGTCTCCATATAGGTAGGACGCTCATTCTTGATTTTCTCTAGGGCTTCTCTCCACAGTCTGGCGACGTGGGGGTTATCGAAGGCTGTCCACTTGAAGAGTTTCCAGCTTTTCTCGGCATTAGTAGTTATGTCATAAAAAAGTCCGCGAGGAAAATCACTAGCAGTACCCATAAGACAGATAGTACCGCTTTCCCCGTCATCGTTAGGGTCGACCATAGCGGGACCAAGAACGCCGTACACAAGATTCCTAAGATCGATAGTATACATCGAAGCTTCATCAATGCAGACAAGGCGGTACTTCCTTCCTAAGAGCTTATTCATCTCTTTTTCGTCGACATCCACGCCGGTGACAGAGATGACTGACCCATTAGGTAGGGTCATGGTTAGATCGGTCTGGTTGAAACTAGCCTGAAGGTTATACTGCAGATCAATCTTAGAGAGGATATCCTTCCAGATGATCCCTTTAGCTGAAGCGCGGGTTAGGCCTATGAATAGACAGTTACAGCCAGGGTTGCTTAAGGCCTCATGGACTAGGTATAGCCCTGCTGTATAGGACTTTGCAGATCGCCTGGTGCAGAACAGAGCCTTCTGCTTGTTTTTATCTCTTATGAAGTTAACTTGGTGGCTAAAGGCGTGCTCTAAGACGTTAGGGACCAGAGCTTTGTGGATGATGCTCTCTCCTATGTCAAGAAGGAGCTCATAGCCTAGCTTATGGTTGGCCATCTAAACCACGACTTAATTCGCTGCCACATAGTTGGCTTAGGCTCAGGCCAAAAGGGTTCTTTAGGTTTAGGCTTACTGAGCACGATATGATCTTTCCATAGACTTGGTTCGAACTTGCCGTAGTTAGGATCTATCGCAAGACGGCGCTCTAGATCTTTCACGATACCTTCGCCAGTTTCTTTAGTCTTAGCTAAGATCTTCTGGCGCGCAGCTTCTGGATCCTTAGACCACTCCTTGATGGTCTCTATCTTTTGCTTTCTATATTCAGCGAGCTGTCTCAACTCTTCCATGCGCTGAGCAAGATATACAGATCGGTCTAGCTCATAGGTGAAGTTGATGATGGAATGGGGGCTTTCAGGGGTTAGTTTCACTTACCAATCCTCAGGAAGCTTTATCTTCAGCTTTTTATATAATTTCGGCACTACCTGCAGATTCCTTATATACCACTGACGCTGCATATCGTTTAACTTTAGGAACTGCCTAGGGATTCTCTCCCAAGCTTCTAGCCCGTTATGCTCCATCATCACATAGACCTTGTTGTCTTTGCAGAAGAGGCGCGGGGTGGGGTGAATGGCTGTGGAGGAAGGATTCGAACCTCCGACCTCGCCCTTAACAGGGGCTTGCACTACCGGCTGTGCTACTCCACAATCTTTGTCTTCATCACTCATTGATCTCTACCACTTCCTCTTACTCCCATCAGGATTAGTCATCGGCCTATCGGCCTTGACTGCCGCAATGAGTTCATTCTTATGAGCTAGCGTTGCCATAGCTGCTTGAGACTGAGCAACTTGCTCTACCGGCGCGTCATGCCTAGCCATTGCGGCCAAAGTAGATGCGGCCTGTTGCGGGCCAGATGGGCGAGGTACTGATGACCTAACCGCACCAGATTCATAACTAGTCTCAACTTCCTTAATCCTAGCAGCCACGAGCTCCTTGATAGGCCTCGGTAGCTTTGGGTTAAGGATGAGTTCTACTAGAAAGGAAAGCTCGGTCACTTCTTCTCCAAAGCGGCTTTTAGCTCTTCTATTTCTTTAACCTGCTTCCAGTGTCTTTTTAGCATTAGATCTATTGTTTTATGATCTACATATTCATCGGGGTGGTCTAGCCTGTCTGAGTCTCTTGCTTCCCATCTTTTCCCACATACCCAGCAGCTATAACCCCAAGCGAATGTCTCGCAATCCATGGATTCTTCACAGTCGCCTCTCTTGATTAGGTGCAGCAGGGTCTCGCCGCACTCACATGGCACGCTTAGTCCTCTAGAGCTCAAACTTTCTTCTCCGTAACCAAACGTTCTTCAATGAAGTGAGCGGGCATAGGCTTCTCTAAGGCCTTATCGAGCATACGCATCACTAAGATCTAGGTCAACTAATCGGCCCTTGACGACCTTAACCCGCACTACTTCGTCTTACCCTTCCCAGGTCCTTCAAACACATGCCCAAAGGGCGACTCTACCTGCGCTGAGCTGATACCTGCTACCATCGGCGCAGAGGTTTGATGAATCTTACGATCTTCTACCTCACCCACGCAGTAAGAAGCAATATTAGTCGATGGGATATGTGCGGTCTTGTTCTGCCAGGTGACTAGAAGCTCCCTAGCAGTATCGTCATAGATCATCTTTAAGCCCCCGTGGATGTTAGGCTCTAGAGTCTTACCAAAAGACTTACGGTTAAAGAATAGGTCGTCGTGGAGCTTAGCGAAACTTACTTCTGTCTGCATATGCATATCCTTATGCAAAGGGATTAAACTTTAACTGTCTATATTTAGGATTCTTCCGCCATATATCGGTGGCGGTAAAGGTCAGGTGAGTGAAGGTAGTGAAATGCTTTGGGAGCACGGCCTTACCTATTCCTTGACGCCTGTGATCGGTGTGCACATGCACGTAGTCTAGAACATCTTCCCTCGATACTGAGAAGCCTAGGACAACGTCCTTGTCGTCCGTTAAAACGGCTAACCTCACCAGAGAATCTGGTTTTGCCATGAGGTTTTCGATGTACTTCGAATAATTGGCATAATATTGGTCGGGATCAACCTTCTTGAAAAGCTGGTTCCCGAACCGGAGAGATCTAATCCATCTGGCGGCGATCATATGCCGGATACTGTCTGATAGCTCAGAGGCCTTAAGAGATAGCACTGACATGGTCGGTTGAGTAACTTCGCTCATGCCTTCTTCTTTAACCCAATCTGCTTGTGGTCATAGGTTCTAAGGCCCCAGGCCATCTCATATTTTCTCACGATGAAACGTATCGAGTGCCTGTGTCTGATGTGCCCTTTAGCTTCTAACTCTTCCGATATCGTCTTGGCCTTTGCGCCCTCTGCATGCCTCTGCATAACGTATCGGTGCACATCATTCTTAAAGACCGTATCTTCTGCGTGGACTGCGTGACAGATCGCTAGGTAGTACTGCTCACGCATCTCTCTTTCAAACGATGAGGCCCTGAAGTAATCAGAGGGTGATGGCCTAGAGAGAACTAACTCATCACCTTCGAAGCACTCGATGTCATGGAAGCCAGACTCTTGTACTTTGCGGTACCATTCCTTCTGAAGCTTTAAGAACTCATGCTTTGATAGCTTCATCTTTGGCCTTGGCTTCATCAGCTGCTTCTGCGGCAAGAGAGGCTTCGGCACGACGCTTATCGGCAGCGGCTTTAATCTCAGCGCGGCGCACAATCGCCACCTGATTAGCCGCTAGCTTTCTTAGAACATGGATGAAATGAGCGTCTGGCTTATGAGATTCGGTAGGGCCAAGATGAGTGATGGCGTCTGCTAGGACAAACTTCTGGGATTCTATGAACGCTTGCGGATCATCTCCCTGACCAGAAATAAGAGCGCCACCAATAATACGATCAGACCATTCTTCAAACTCTTGTCTCCCCATAGGTAGAGGGCGTGACTCATTGAGTTGGCCTAGTATAACTTGTTTAGGAGTAGAGCTTAGATTCCGCCCACGCAAACGCGCGAGCACGGAGTGCAGTCTGTTCTTCATCAACCATCCTTGGTTTGTAGAACTATTTTATTTAGAACCCAGATCCTTCTGGGAGATTCTCTTTAACGAAGACCACTAGCTCTTGTAGAGAAAGCTTCTGCAGCTGCGCTCTTGCATCATCTGCTTCGTCTTCATCCACTAAGAGATTATCTAGCCTACCCACGCAACGATCGAGCAAGAAGGAAAGCTTCTGGTAGTCGCCATTTTCAATGCTCTTCTCGAATATGGATATAATCGCTAGTTCTAGTACTGGTAGATCGGGGTTCTTCTGACAGGCTAGGATTTCTTTTCCTGTCATACGCGCATACTTAGAGATTAATTTAGTAACCTCTAGCTGGCTCAAAGACTTAACGCCTCTGAGCTCTTCCGGAATGCTGGACTTCCCCCCTGGGTTGCCAGACTTTCCCGGTGGCCACGCCTTCAGATTCTTTAGGCTGTTAGGCTGCACGTTTTTCACTGATGATTTCTCTGCTCTCACTGAATACTAAGATTGTACCAAAGTCAACAGCTAACTTGCAAACCCTGGATCTTGGTGTTCAAGTGCGCCCATATCTGGAAACGATCTATTACCAGCTAAGTTAAGCCACGTTTTTGGGATACCGTTGCCGCGGATAAGGCCCCCCCCTGTGGCCGTCTGGTTAAGACGCCAGTCATCGCTTGCGGCGTTTACAAAGGGCGTTGTAGAGCAAGTGATATCGTTGACGTTAACGTATGGTGCCACACCGTCTTGCTTATTGACTGCACCGGTATCGTCCATGTTGCTTCTTGTGCCACTAGTATTCGAATAAAAGGCGTTACCATCATAGATTACCGCAGCTGGTGTTCCTGGTGTCGTGTTGAAATTGATGCCGTAGGCGCCGTTGTTAGCGAAGATATTGTTCTGAATCAGTTTTTGAGAGTTGACGTTGACGTTATAAAAGATGCCGTTTCGGCCATTACCATAGAAGATGTTGTTAACTATATTGTCTAAGTAGTTACTATTTGAGGTAAACTGATAACCATCGCTGCTAGCTCCCGTGTTATTGGCAATAATGCTATGCATCATCGTAAGACCGCTATTTAATAACACTATTCCTGGACAAGCGTTATCATGGATATAGCAGCTAATGATAGATGCCAATATACTCACGGTAGCGTTCACCGCGGATGTCGCT